TTATGAGCAGATATCCCCTGTTGTAGTTGTTGATGCAGTTGCTTGGTGGGAGCCAAAGGTAGAGGGTCCAGTAAATCTATCTGAAGTTAAAAACTGGATTATTAATCTTCGTAGAGAAGGTTTCAATATTGGTATGGTTACATTTGACCGCTGGCAGTCCTTTGATATTCAGCAGGAATTAAAGGCGGTAGGAATAAGAACAGATACCGTATCAGTTGCTAAAAAACATTATGAAGATTTAGCAATGATGATATATGAAGAAAGAATTGCTATACCTATGATTCCTCTTTTACTAGAAGAAATGTCAGAATTAAAAATAACAGACAATGGTAAAAGGGTAGATCATCCACGTAAAAAATCTAAGGACTTAGCAGATGCCGTTTGTGGGGCGGTATTCGGAGCAATATCACATACAAGTAGAGATTCTAATATAGAAATAGACGTTCATACTTGGAGTTCTGCTAGCCGACTTGCAGAAAAGCAAAGGGCTATGGTAGAATTAGATTCTAAGAAAATTCCTGACGATGTTCAGGAATATCTTGGGGAATATAAATTAATATAAATAATGAATATACAAACAAGGAGAAAAATGAATTCATTTAAGAAGGTAGCTCTTGCTGTGGTTGCAACCATGACATTGGGCACATTGACAGTAATTCCTGCCAATGCAACAAGTGGAACCGCAACTCTAAAGGTTGGCGGATCATCTCTTGGTGCAGGCGTAGGGCTAACGGCTGCTAATCCAGCCTCATTGCCAGTACCAGCAGATAACAGTGTAGACTCTGCTGATGCTTTGCAAATTTCTATTAGTGGTTTGCTTAACAATACAGTAGCAACAGCTACAGCAACAAATGGTCGTATTGTTTCAGCACTTGCCACATCAACTGTTCCAGTAACTGCTTCAAGTGGTTCTTCATCACTTTCGCTAAATACTGGTACAGGAACAACTCTTGATTTTTATGTATTTACAACTCTAGCAACTGATGGTTCTGTATCTGTTTCTATTGCTGGTAATACAACAACATATTATTTTAAGGCTACCGCAGGTGCCCTTAACTCAATTACTTTGACTGCTCCAGCAACTGCTGCTGCAGGAACAAATGAAAAGGTAACAGTAGCAGGATTTGACGTATTTGGAAATCCAAAGGGTGGATCTGTTATTAACCTACAAGTTATTACAACTACATCAACATCAACTGCATTGACTACTGATAGTTCAACAACTGCTACAACAGTTATTGGAACTAAGTCAACTGACATTGTAATTCCAGCATCTGGAACAGTTACGCTAGTTGCTACTGCAACTGTAGCTCCAGCATATCTTGGTCTTACATCGCCTGTAGGTCTTGTAATTAAGACTGTTGCAGTTCGTGATCTCTTGGCAGAACTGAAGGCTGCACAAGATGCACTTGCTGCTGAAAAGGCTGCACGTGCTGCTGATAAGGTTGCTGCTGATACTGCTGCTGCAAAGGCTGCTTCTGATCTTGTAGTAGCTAACGCAGAAATTGCCAAGCTAAAGGCAGAAGCCGTAGTTGCTAAGGTTGCCTCAGATAAGGCTCTTGCTGACTCTGAGAAGGCTCTAGCAGATGCTAAGGTTGCCATGGCTAGCCTGACTGCACAAATTGATTCTCTTAATAAGGCTCTAATTGCCTTGAAGAAGAAATATAATGTTATGGCTAAGAAATATAAGTTCAAGCCTGTAGCATAAAATCTCAATATATGAGATGGGGAGCGGAGAAATCTGCTCCCTTTCTCTTTTGACAGACACTAAATCTTACGGTATACTATATAAGTCAAAGGGGTAAGCATGACTTGTATTGCTGCAATAATAAAAGACGGTAAAGCTTATATGGCTGGTGAAAGAGCCGTTGTAGATGAATCACAACAAATGAAATCAGATATTCCAAAAATATGGAAATCTGGAGACTATTTATTTGGATATTGTGGAACTCTTGAAGGTCAGATAATTCAAAATAATTTTATACCCCCAAAGCCAGAGGGCAATATTGATAAATTTATGCGTGGTAAATTCCTTGAAGAAATTAAAAAGTTTTATGAAAAATGGGGTATGCCAGCAGAAAAAGATTCTGATTTAACATTATTGATATGTGTTAAAGGCAGAATGTATGAACACGAATCAGTCAATTTAACAATGATTTCCTATGACACAAATTTTGCTGCCATAGGTTCTGGATCGGCCTACGCAATGGGTTCTTTACATGCTACCCAAAACTATAAAGATCCAAAGCGTAGGCTGATTTCAGCTTTAGATGCTGCTATTTTATATAGCCCACATTGTTTGTATCCTATTGACTTTTTGAGCAAATAAAGGTATAATTTTAATATGTTTGATGAAGAATTTAGAATTGATACAGAAGTAAAAGAATTTGAAATATGGCTTCAAAATGGGATTGATCGTGGTTGGGTCACTGAGCCATTTTGCAGCACCCATGATGGAGACCCATACATGACTGAGGAAGAGTCTCAGGCATGGGAAGATGGTGGAGATCCATGCATGGTATGTGTTAAGTTGAAACTTGCATAGCTATATGCTATAATAAATATGTACCTGCCAAAAGGGGGTACATAAATGAAACTCGCTGAAAAGGAGAATAAAATGGTAAGTTCATTTGCTATGGATCTTTTCAAAGATCCTTTTTTTATTGGCTTCAATCGTGAATTGGAGCGTTTAAATAATATACACACACATGCAATAAAGCAATCATATCCACCTTATGATATTGTCAAAATTGATGATGATACATATCGTGTATCAGTTGCTGTTGCTGGTTTCTCTAAAGATGATGTAGAGGTTAAAGTTGAAGATGGAACTCTTATTGTTAAGGGTGAAATTGTAACTGATGAAACTGAAGAGAAAGTTATCCACAAGGGTATTGCAACTCGTAAGTTTACTCGTACATTTGCTCTTGGAGAATACATGGAAGTAACTGGTGCTGAGATGAAAGATGGCATGTTACACATTCATGTAGATAGGATTCTTCCAGAAGAGAAGAAACCTAAAACTATTAAGATCAAGTAAAGCGATATAATAGAAGTCCCCGCATGGGCCTTGGGATGGATTAGTTACCCATTTTATAAATCGGGCCATTGTGCTTGAATTCCCATGCGGGGCTTAATAATTATTTGATATAATATTAATTGCTATGACTGAAAAAGAATTAGCACAAAAGACTAAGCAGCAATATAAAAAACGCCTTAGAGAAATTAAAGAGGCAAGTGGATGTGTGGACTGCGGAATTAAAAATCATATTGTTTTAGATTTTGATCATTTAAAAGATAAAAAGTATAATGTTTCAAGAATGATTCATGATGGATTTTCTTGGAAAGCAATATTAAAAGAGATTGCTAAATGTGAAGTTGTATGTGCAAATTGCCATAGAATAAGAACACATTTTAGATTAAGCAAAAAGACAGCTTAATGCTATAATTGATATGTCTAAAGGAGATATTATGGCAGGAAAAAATACTGCAGCTTTATTAATTGAAGTTGCAAAAAAAGAAGTAGGAACTATTGAAGGTCCTAAAGATAATGAAACAAAATATGGAAAGTTTACTGGCGTAAATTTTCAACCATGGTGTGGTAGCTTTGTTATGTGGTGTGCTAACCAGGCTGGAGTAAAGATACCAAACACTGTATCTACAGTTGCTGGTGCACAGGCGTTTAAAAAAATGGGGCGTTGGTTTGATGCCAGAAAAGATGATCCAATTCCAGGGGACATAGTTTACTTTGATTTTCCAGATGACGGGGTAGCAAGAATATCCCATGTAGGAATTGTAGTAAAAAATAATGGCGATGGAACAATAGATACAATTGAAGGAAACACATCTGGTCCTAAAGGTGATCAAAGAAATGGCGGAATGGTTCTTCGTAAAACTCGTGCATATGAGAAAAAGAATGGAAAAGGATTAGTAAATGCAGTTGTTGGATGGGGCAGACCAAACTATGGCGCTGTATATAAAACTGCAGATGCAGCAAAAACAGCATATGAAAAAAAGTCATCTAAAAAGAAAACTGCAGGTGGCGCTGGAAAAACACAACAGGTTAAATAATGCCAAAATATGACTATAAGTGTGGCATATGTTCTACACAAATAGAATTTGAAAGGGGATTTGGAGAAGATAGAGAGCCAACATGTTGTAACACAAACATGATTAGACAATGGGGATCATTTGGTGTACAATTTAAGGGTAGTGGTTTTTATTCAACAGACAACAGAAAGTAGATATAATTAAGATATGAATACTACACTTGAAGAAAGTAGTCCTAAAGAGTATATTTTAAAAGCAGTTGATAGATGTGATAGGTGTAGTGCTCAGGCCTATGTATTAGTAAAAGGATCTACAGGAGAACTAATGTTTTGTGGACACCATTATGAAAAAATTATGAATAATCCAGACTCTTATACTAAAATGATGGCCTTTATGCTTGAAATAGTTGATGAAAGAGATCGTCTAATTGAAAATAGATTAGTTGGAAGTCATAACTAATGTTTACGATCACTGATCTATATACAGAGTTTCCTGATGACAAATATGAAACTTTAACTGATAAAGATTTTAGTGATCAAGATATAGCTTTATTGTTTCAAGACTTTGGACATTTTTATAGACATGATCATATCAATCAAGTAATTGGGAATTGCTCTGGTTATAGTAATCCAACTGAACATAAATGTGAACGACCTTGCGAAATTCCACCA